TGAAGCAAGTTCAGCATTGTGTGATACCTGCATAATTTTTTTCTTTGGATACTTACCAATATACCAAGCGGGGAATAAATAAGATGTGAATTCAGATTTAGTATGACGTGGTGGCATGTTGATTATGAGCCTCTTTGCATCACCATCTGCAATTTCTTGAAACGATTCAGCAATAATTTGATGGTGCCCGTACTTCTTTGGGTCCTTTGTTTTACGATAGATAAAGTCTTGCCACACAGACTCTGCAAAAATTAAAAAATTATCCTGGCAGAGCTTGATCCACTCCAACTGTTTTTTCAGAATAATATCTTTTAATTCATCTTCAGTTAAGTTTTCTATTTTCATCTCGTTTGGGACCCTAGTATATTTGTATATCCTACTTTGTAAACCCTTTCGCCACAGAAAACCTAGCCCTAGAACGCGAACCCTGATACCTGTAATTTTTAAAACGATTTTTATAATTGATATGAGCCTTGTAACTATAGGCTAGATACACCAATGGCGAGGTGCATAGCCTCGCCATTGGTTAGTGTTTATTATTATTCTGTGTTGTGTATTGCTTGAACAAGGGTGCTGAACTTTTTAAGTATGTTGTCCTTGAACTCGTCAACGATTGGGTTGCCAACATTCTCAAGTATGTGCTTTTCACACTCGCCCATTAACAACTGAAACATGATCTCATAGTTGAGTTGTTTTTTCTGTCCATTGTCCACCACCATGTCAGCAAGTGATGTCGGTGCATTAGAGTTTAACTTTTCACTCAATACATTAGCTATGTTAATCAAATCATTATTGGGCATTTGATACCTCGCCAATAGCTTTATATTCAGCATACTCTATTTCTTTTTGGTGTGCGTTCCATAAATCTAAATGTGATAATTTAAATTTATCTTTATCAAAAGATTTTCTTTTTCTGTTAATCTTTTGTAACCCAAAACTATTTCCATGCTCATCTTGAACAATGATTAGGTTTTGGTTTGTTCTATCAAATAGATTAACAACATGCTCTTTCATGCTATCTAACTCTTTGTTAAGTCTATTTGCTTTTAGCTTTAGTGTTGCATAAGCTAGGACTACTTTTTTTTCGTCTTGCTTTAGCTTTTTTGCTGTTTGCATTTTTACCTCTTTGTTAAGTTATGTATTTTTATAAATACCTCTAATTAATACATCTTATGAAATCTTATGCAACAAGTTATTTATCTTTTTTTTAATTAAGTTTATTAGGTCTAGCAATAGTAGAACTAGCATTAGTATCCTCTAACATATTAAATAGTCTTTTTATTTTTTTGGTGAAAAGTTTTTCCCGTGCCGTCCCCAGCTGTTGTTTAGTTTTAACTTCTTTCTTATTTCCACCACGAGAACGAGACGAGGCGACAATGTCGCCTCGCATATTATAACTATCATCTACCTCGCCCTTTTGCATTAGCTTGGTAAAGTAATCTTTAGCCATTACCAACTACACCAATATTCAACGACCTTTTTCTCGTTGATAGATTGCTCACAGAATTTAAGAAACTTAATATCTTGTTCCTTGTACTCCTTGACGCTTTCCTCTTGGAACTGTTGCCCCCAGAAAAATCCATCTTCGGCATGGTAATCCTTAAAGCCCTCTTGTATTTGTTCGGCTAACTCTTTCGCTACCTCTTGAGTTATATATACGGGTGCATCACAATCAGAATTAAAACCTAAATGTGAAAGTGAGCCGTCATGCTCATGGTGTGCGTTTTGTTCGTCCCACTTCTTTGCCATGAACTGTTGAAGTCTTGCGTGTTTTCTCCACACAAAAACTTTTGCTTTATCTCCATAATCATCATCAGAATAGTATTGTTCCCAATCTACCTTTTGACCTCGAAGGTGTGCGTGTTGATCTAATCCCATAACTTTTCTCCTTTATTGATTAATTCTAATGTCTTATCGTATCTTATATACCTTTGCAACAATTATCTTTTAGAACCATTCTAAAGTAGAAACCTAACCATTCTTACCACAGCAGTTTCTCCTGCTGGGGCTCAGCTCTATAGTAATCTATGTACCACATTATCCATTACTTCAAACGAGACCGAGCTTTACCACCACAGCTTCCAGCGCCAGTCCTGTACTCATCAGTAGCTTACGCTGCCTGGATCCAGTTCTAGAAACGAGACGACATGTGGGCATCAGAGTATACCAACGAGCGAGAGCATCAGGATCCCAGTGCCAGCTAATGTGAAACCTGGGAACATAAACAAAAGGCACAGCCAAACGACAACGAAGGTCATGTGGAAGCTCCAGCTGCAGGTGCCTCTGCATGCAGCTCCTGGGCCCGAACTTTAACCGTCCACCAAACGAGATCATTAACTAGTCCAGTAAGCGAGGTTGGGTCTTCGGATATGTGCTGTAGAAACTCACCGTTCTTCAGGCCAGAGTCATCCGCGTGGTCCTGGACCAGCTGCCAGATCTCCTCCTGATGGTGATCATGAAACGCAGTAGTTTCTGCGTAGTACGTGATACCAGTCACGCCTCCGCTGCAGCCGTGCTTAGCAATGTCTGCAATTAATCCTATATCCTGCTTCTGATACTCAGCGAGGCATTCCTTGATGCTTGGCATTAGAAACCATTCCTTCAGTTCATCAGTCATCCTTCACCTCCGAGTCTTTCCATGTATTACCGTTTGCAATGCAGCGCGTGCCCCGCGCACCGGTCAATGCGTATACTTTGCCTTCTTCAGGTTTGTCTTCTTGTTTAGCAGGTTTCTCTTTCTCTTTGTCTTTTGTCATTTGCTCTCCTTTGGTTAACCGTTGAGACCGACAAAGTTACGGAGGGCAAACTACCCAGTTCCTTCTCAGTGTCAAACATCGTTTAAGAATAGTCAATTCCCCAACGGCACGTTTGGTTAGCGCCCACGTAACAGCCCAACTTGACCATTTCAGTAATTACTCCGACACAATGTCAGCGAAGTTAACGTGAGTCGCATCTTCTATATAAGACACGATGGGAGATACGTCAAGGCCTTTCTTTTATTTTTTTTAATCTTTCTTCAAAAGACCATTTCTTTTCCTCTGGTAATTCTTTTACCATCTGAGTTACCAGCTCCTGAAGGTCAGTCACCTGCTGCTGGAGCCCATCTAACTTAGTGTTGTAAGAACGAGATTTGTTCTCGCCTCGAACGAGATCTAGTGCATCGAAATCTATCGCCATATATTCTCCTTTGTTTAGTCTAACCATACGACATCATGGGATACTCGTCAAGCAAAAGTTTCTCCTGATCCCAGTCTGCACCCCTGAAGCTGTAGCTGCGGGGGCTCACCAGTGGCCAGTAAACGAGAACGAGATTTATCCAGAAACGAGAACGAGAAACGAGAGCTTCACCTGCTGCTGGTCCCCAGGCCACTGATCAAACAAAGAGGGAAAAGATCAGTGGCCAGGGCACGAGAACGACAGCTACGCTGCTTCAGGACTGGATCCCAGCTCCGTTAGCATCCTGCGCTGGACCAGTGGCCATTGTAACGGGAACGAGAACGAGGCAAACGGGACGAGGGAACGAGCATCAGTGAAAACGGACACCGGTCTGTAGAGTTTAAGAGACTTCTGCAAGAGGGTCTCTTTCAAGATAATAACTTTACCACCAGCTCTGATATATTTGTTAATCCATACAATTTGCCACTTATTTAGCTTAGGATAACTTAATGAATCTGATTTTAATTCTACCCAAAATACTTCATTTCTCATTACAGCAACTGAGAAGGATCGCTTCTCAATCATGGAATATTGTTTAGCTGAACCAAACATCAACTTATTTATTTTGGGTGATATTGAAATTTTTGGCTTCGAGAGTCCATTTCAAGATGTGTGGTATCA